CATATCCACAAAAAATAAAGCAATCACTAAAACAAACATCAGTCCCACTAATGCGAAAGCTAGATAAGCTCTTGTATTTTCACTGTTCATCTTTTTGCTTCCTCCAACCGTGATACTTTCTCTTTAATTAAAGACTGGTCTTGGCTTAATTGAATAATTGAAGATCCAACCCACGCACACAATGAAAATACGATGCCTGCAAATATTCCCAGCAATACACGCAGCACAGAAATTCCACCATCTTGCGCTGCTGTGCGGTTTTCTAAATTGGCGACTTTGATATCCAATGTATCGATATCCTTTTTGTTCTGTTCGCTAGTCTCTTTGTGCGCTTCATTAATGAAAGTCAGTCGAGTAACATGATCTGACAACATGCGAATATCACTCTGAATGGAGTCGATTTTCTTTTCAAATCTCAACCCGTATGATTCATTTTCAGTCATGCCTTCCCCCTTTCGTTTAGGCAATAAAAAAGCACCCGGTTGGGTGCTGTTACTTTTTCATTTCAATAACACTTAACGTTCTCGAAGTAATCATAAAGTTGCTTCTTGATTCCACATTTAATGGAATATTAACGCCCTCCTGTCGAGCAAATCCTGCTTTAAGTGTGTAGGTAACATTGCCAATAGTACTGTTATCATCAATAGCTGAAACGATAACCGCAGTCCCGTTGAAATTGACATTAATAGTACCAGTTTCAAGATTTGCACCTAATGAACCCCGTCCAATTAAATTTCCATTCCGATATATAGAAATATAAAAAGAAGCCATGGCCCTGTCATTTGCTGCAATTGGATTACCTCGTCCGTCACTTACACTAAAAGCGCCAAAAGTAGGTGTGCAAATATTTACTGAAGCATCAATTCTAACTTTTCCACCACTTCTATTTAACGTTACTTGTAAAAGTGTACCTATATGATTTTCCCACGCTGATAGGTGGTTGTTAAAATCATTATTAGGCTGTCCACTTGTAACTCCACCTGCAAAAGTAGTGATAGTCTTTACATCAATTGCTTTTACACCTATTGGAACTGTTACAGCTTCATCTTTAATTTTTAAAGTATCAATTGCGCCATCTTCAATATTCGCAGTTTTGACTTTAATTGTCCCCAAGTCTGCACTAATAACGCTTAAGTTTTCAGCCCAGATTCGATTGGCATTGATATATCCAAAACTACCATTATCGACATACAAACCACGCGGAATAACAGTACCGTTTGGCAAAGTCACAGGCTTATTTTGCAATGTCATTAAGGGTTTTGGCTCAATACCATCTATACCCACTGGAGTACCAAATTGAATACGGTCATAGTTAAAAATGAAAGTTGAAGTAGTTCCATCATTCATTGATCCATGGCCTGAAACATGACCATTTACATCGAACTTGATAAACTGCTGAGCATAGATGCCATCTACACTTTCACTGACATTTTGAATAGACGAACTATTCTTACCGACTTTAGTTTGCAACGTTTCCGTTACTTTTATCGTTGAAGAAATAGCACTAGCATTTGCATTGATTTGTTGCTGAAACAAAGCATTGCTCTCATTCATTTGTGCAGAAACTTGATCTGTACGTTTAGATTGAGCCAAATCTCCTTCGATACGAGCAGACTGTTCAGACCAGACACCCGCATAGCCTCCCTCATTACCAATTAACTCGGATTCCGAGCCGATTAAAGGCGGGTTAATTTGAGCATAGACACCATCAAGTCTGATCGTTTGGGCAAGAACTTTGTCATCTACATTCTTAATGTCTGACTTAATTTGCGTCAATTGTCCCGTTGAAGCTTTATCGTCAAGCTCAAGATTAATTAAATCAATCGCTTCAGCATTTGCCGATGACTGCTCAACTGCTACCTGTGCCGACTGGCGTACAGTTGCAAGAGCACTATCATTGCTTGCGATATACGTATCAATCTTTTGAACTGTTACTTTATCGCCTTCAATTCGTGCTTGTACTTCTCGTTGTGCATAAGCCTGTAAGTTATTTAACTCAACTGCCGTTGTATCAATACGCTTACTAAGTGCTAAGTCCCCTTCGATCATTGCCGATTGAACTGACCAAGTTCCTGCGAAGCCCTGATCATTACCGATCAAATCAGACTCAGATCCAATCAAAGGTGGATTTAACTGTGCATATACACCGTCCGTTTTTTCAGCTACAAGTGAAAGATCATTTGCAACAACACGAATGCTTTCTTGAGCTGCAGCAATTCCCTCATCACTTGATTTCTTGACCGTTTCTACAACTTCAAGAACACTTTCATCACCATCAATAATTTGCTGTGAAATGCCATCCGATGCCTGTTGAATAGCGTTTTGACGATCAATGACTTCTTGTGCAATCCGATCTTTCGTATTTTGAATATCTTGCTTAAGTGGACCTATTTCAGCATCAATAGTCTCAATATGATCAATCTTGGTTTTAAGATCCTGGTTGAGCTGAGACTCACTGATTTGATCATTCAAGAGCTCAAGAACATCTGTTGCATCGGCTGAAGTTGTCGCATGAGTCCAGTCCGACCATGGTCCAATGTTTCCAATCCTATCAATCAAACGCCCTCTATAAAATTGCGTAAGATTTGGCTGCAAGCCTTGAATCGCATGTGTGGTAGTTGGATAAGCGAATAAGCCCAATTGAGCAATGTTGCTGGTACCATCCGGTGAAACTTGAATCTCGGTATAAGCTGTATCTAGAGCACCAGTTGCAGGAAAGCCCCAATCAAGTTTTATACCAAATAAGATTCCTGTCGCTTGGATAAATGCCAATTTTGGCGGTAAACCTTGCTTTCCAGAAAGTTCAGTCAAAGTTGAATAAACTGGTAAAGAAGCAATCTCAAATGCTGAAATTGCTGTTACTCGTGCTTGATATTGACCAGCATAAATACCAGGAACTTCGACTGAGTTGTTGCCAGTAATTGGTAACTTAATCCAACTACCATCATCTTTACGCCACTCAACCTGATACTTAACTGCACCTTTTGCTTGCGCCCAAGATACTATCATTGTTGCTACATTGATGCCCTGATCAACTCTGCTTTCACTAGTAACAACGACATCTGTTACAGGATCCTGAATTGTTGGGTTCACAATCGAAATCGGAACTTCATCAAAATAAGCACCCTTGTCAATGGCATCGAACTTGGCTGGATTATATTGAAGTGCAGTAACTGAAAATTGATGATGCTCATCTTGGGTAATAGAAATCACTCGAAACTTCATTGTTGCTAAATCTTGGGCATCTATAACCCATACATTTTGAGCGGCAATAGCATCAAACTCATGAGTAACAGTAACCACTCGACCCGAGATCGATTGAACAATTCGAGTTTGAGCTTTGCCATCCTCGCCATTAATAATCAGCCTGTCACCGGCAACTGCGACCACATCATCACGGTCAAGCGTAATGCTTTTACGATCTGCTGAAATAGCTGATACACGACCACCATTTGCACGACCTGCAAATAAAGGATCAGCAACTTCAATCACTTTCCCCGGCAATGGTATATAACCGTCCAGACCAACCTTGAAAGACACAGTACGTGTTTCAAGTTGCTCAGACTTTAATGCCCACCAGCCTGCTCGCTGCGCTTGTCCTCGCGAAGTGCATCCCCAAGCTTCTATTTCTAAAATACGAACTTGGCCCGCTTCAGCAATTGCTTTCTCATCGCGAACAAACTCATATTCGGTTTTGTAGTGATTAGCCGGGTTATCCCATGCAATTTTTACAACATTGTGCCTGTCTCGAGCACGAGTACCTGCATATTCAAAATTGCCATCAATAACATTAGCCCGGGTATAAGTGAAGTAAGTATCTTGAGGAATATCCGCATCACAAATAATGCTATTGCCATCCCAAAATGTGATGGCACGGAATACACCTGCTAACTTAGTTAAAATTTCAAAGGCACCTTCGGCACTCTGAAGATAAACGTTACAAGTAAAGCGTGGTTCTTGACCGCCCAACCCATCCGGCACCATTTGGTCACAGTATTGTGCTAAACGATATAAAGACCACTTATCAACCATTAGCGGGGTTAAGCGGTCACCCAAAGCATAACGGTCTACTGTGCATATATCGTAATATATCCAAGCCGGGTTATTAGAATATGCCTCTTTGAAAGTACCGTCCCACATTCCAACATATTGTCGTGTAACCGGATTATAATTTGTAGGGACTTTTAGGATTCTCCCCTTCGCATCCATTGCAACTTTAGCAACGTTTCCAAAAGTCTCAGCATCATACTGAAGACCCAATAATGCTGTATTTGGATAGCGTAATTTCGCATCGATCACTTCTGTTACAGCTGCAATATACATCTTGTCGCTGACATACTCTGAAGTTGAGTTCGGAGTAAGTCTGCGAACACGAACGAGCCAGCCTGAATCGGCTTTGGGTAAGTCAATACGATGTGGACGCTCATAATTATCAGATGTTTTATCTGAAATTTTTGCTCTTAATACTTCTGACCATGCTCCGCCATCAGTTTGCAAGTCCACCGCGTATTCAATGGTATAGCCAGTAACATCACCCGTTGTTGGGTCTTGGTTGCGTAGTGGACCCCAACGTAAACGTAAACGTACTGCATCAAGATCTAGGTTGTTAAAAGAGCGCACCCATGGTGTAGATGATTTAAGCTCTACGTCAATCGGGATTTCATTTTCAACTGCCGGGAAGCCTTCAATGTATTCCTGATCATTAGTACCATTTCTAAAATCAACTTTTACATTTTCAAAGTTAAGGCTTCCATCTGCATTCTGAAGTGGAGTTTCTTCTAAATAAATTGACTGAAGCCCATTTGCTAGCCCCTCAATTTCTCCTTCAGCTAATCCATATAAGACTTTAATATAAGTTTTTGACTGTGCAGAATCTGGAGAAATTACGGGTTGCCGTTGTTTTTTACTTCCCTTTTTTGCGCCTACTACTGCATTCATAAGAAATCTCACGCAATAAAAAAGGCGCTAGAAAGCGCCTGTTAATTAAAATTTACATCTGATCTTCAGGATATTGACCTGCGCTCACAATGAAGCCGCCGATTTCCCGTTGACCATAAAGAATTGGAACAGGATTACCTTGTGCAACGGTGGTAACTGCACCGCCAAAGCCCTTATTTGCTCTATTGCCGTCTTGGTTTTGATCTTGAGTATTATCAATTTTTGGCATGAGCATTGATGCAACCCCTCCCATAGCCATGCCAGCACCTGCACCTATCAATGCAACCTGAGCAGCCTGACCAATACCTGGTATAAATGAAGCAGCTATCAGAATCGCACCAAGTACAAGTTGCAAAATCCCATTATTGCCACCAGCCCCCATTACACGCGGGACGATATGAATAGTGTCTGCTTCAGTATTCATGTCTAGCTGCTCTTCACCGATGTTATCGCCGGTAATGAGCCGCTTAGTTTCGTGGTCATAAATCGCTGGGCGTTTCTTGCCTCGCTTATTACTTGAGTTCTTTGATTTTAAAAATACGGCAAAGCGTAGGCCCTGCTCATGTGCATGCAACATAAAATGTTCAAAGCCAGCAATCTGAACGGATAAAGCACGCATGGCTTCACGTGTATTTGCGACATCGAGCTTAAATTCACGACCGAACTTTTGTCCCAATACTCCATACAGCTTAATGGTTTTTAACATCTCGATGCCTCAATATCTTTACTGTTCGCTCTTGCCATTGTTGTCCATAAATTTCACGAACAGATTTACGATTATATGGATGATGAAGAATTAAGCTTGAACCTATGCATTGCTCAGTTTGCTCCGATTTAAGCTGTCCATTATTAGCCAGCCAAACAACCGCATGATTGGGATGTTCAGTACGCCCAACACGACAAACAAGCATATCGCCATATTGTGGTGTATCTACTTCATAGAAGCCTGCTTTTTCATAATTTTCAAGGTAAAGAGAAGGATGATCTTTATCCTCCCACCAAGCATCTTTTCGCTGAAAATCCAACAGCTCCACACCTAACTCACGGCTATAAAAATCACGAATCAGCGCGTAACAATCTTGCCAGCCATGAAAATAATTACGCCCCACTAAAGGGGCGCGATAACCGCGAGGTTCGTAGACTTGAAAATCCAGATCTGGATATGAGCAAATCACCCATGGTTTTTTATGCAGTTCAATTTGAATTAAATCTAATTCCGATGCTCTTGTTGTTCCATCTGGATGGGAATGCACATAAGCTAAGATTTCACCTTGATCTTCAGCATTTGCCAAATCCTCGGGATGAATTTCAAATTGATCAGATTGTTCGGCAATATTGCGACAAGCGATATATTGCTTATCAACAATCACACCACAGCATTCAAGCGGATAGCATTCATCAGCATGCGCCATGATTGCTTTTTTGGTTTTTGCTGTAAGTTTCATAAAACCTCACAATAAACTTGATGCAGGGAACCCGCCAAAAGGCAATGGCTTATTTTCACCAAATCGCAAGCGGCAAGACCGCAGGCGCCCACCACATCGATCTAAAGCTGGATCATTGGTAGGCTCATCTTTATCGGTGAACATTGCTACACCTGTGTAACCACACTCTTCGCCGCGATACTTCCCCATCATGCACCAATGGCATAATGATGTAATTTGACGTACAGGAATTTTCAACCCTTCAAAATCGATTGGGTTTGAAAGCTCAAAAGTTACTTGCTGGGCGTTTTCAGATGTTTTTTGCTCGATATACCAAAGCTGCTCTTTAAACTCATTGGAAGCAGTTGGATTGCCTTCTGTGAAGTTTTCAGCATCTAAGTATTTAGCAAGTGTCGTAATGACTTTAAGCTTAGCCCCAGCAAAGTCTTTAAACTGCAAACAGTAAGCAGACACAGCATTTTGAATGCCGTTAATATTGTTCGCCATGCTTAAAGTGGGTGCTGAAGCTTTACCATCTGATCGCATTTCAAGACCAGATACTTCAAGTGCCATCGGCTCAAAAACTTGTCCTTGCCAAATAATATTGCGGTTCCATACTTTTTGATCGCCAGCATCAAAAACTTTGCCAATGCTGCCAGAGTCGGCACCGATCAGACCACTTGAACCAATTGAAGAGTAGATTTTCTCCCAGTCTTGAAAAGAAATATGCCCGTGAAAACGCAAGATGCCAGCACCTAAGCCGCTGGCATCTAGTTCATACAAATGGATTAATCCATCGACATACAGCTTCTGGAAATCACTATTCAGGGTCATAAGTCACCTCGTCATAGATTGGATTTCCATCTTTGTCTAAGACTGGCACCTCGTCATAGATTGGATTTCCATCACTATCAACTGCTTGAACCCATTCAAAAACTGGCTCACCATTTTCATTAATGACTGGTTGATTCGACAAAATAGGCGTACCGTTTTGATCAGTTTGAATGTGAGTTACTGGCTTTTTATAATTCTTGCCATCCACAATTACAGCTTTTCCTTCATCATCAAATAAATCTTCGTATTTAGTGATATAGGTCAATTGCGGTGCATATTTTACTTGCTGGACCATACGCGGTTGTTTTTCAGTACGTGGAATTTTTCTGACGATTGTCTTCTTGATACTGTTTAAACGAATATCAATCCAGCGCGGCTCACCGTTTGCGTTATTTGGGATATCAATTGGTGCATCGAGATTCGCAACAATATCGCCCTCATCATTTAGCTTTTTCTTGAATGTCTTAATTTCAAGATCACCGTTATCAAGTGTTTGATATTCAACTGCACAAATTTTATTGCCGTGAGTGTCGGTCGGAATTTCAATCCACCAACCTTCCTTCGCAAAACCTGACGTTCCTTTTAGCAAGTAGTGCCCTACATCGAGCTTTTCAAAAGAGAGAGGCTGTTCAGAGGCTTCGTCATTAGGCTCAATTTTATCGGCAAATAGCTTAACAATCGGAGATGCTGACTTGATGAAACCATTTGCATCCACTGTTGTATTTTTTGACGACAAAATTTTACGCCACGGCTGAAACGTATTTACATTCCAGTTTACAGACCTGACATACATATCGGAGTTATGTGTTATGCTTAATTGTGCACAAGCATCAGTTGAATCGTTAATATCTAAATTAATAATTGCCTGAGAATTGTTGTCTGGATAGTCTCCAGCACTTGAAATATTATTACCATTATTTTGCCAATAAAAGGCATTACCATTTCCTCTCAATGTTGATAATTTTTGACTACCTAATAGAATTGACTTTCCAACTCCAAACGCTCCCACCTCCATCACATTCCCGGCAGCAGTCCCAACATAACGACTTGCTGCATGGGTGTTATTCGTAAAGTTTTCATTTATTTTTGCGCCAGTTGAGCGGAATGTATCACCGCCTGCGCCAGTAGGTGCCGTACCTAGATTTACTGTTTGAATTGTCATTTTCTTACTCGCATAAAAAAGCCCCTAAAAAGGGGCTTTGAAGAGATTTAAAGTTAAGGGTAAAAAACTTGGGTGAATGTCGTTGAGATTTGCCAAACATCACCACCTAGACAACGGGGTTGATATTCACCTGTTTTAACTCGTACCTCACCGTCTAATGGCGAATCCCATAGAAACGACTCAGCGCCTTTATGCTGATCGAAGAATGCTTTGATTTGCATAATTTCGGCTTTATAAGCCGTTCTTTGATAAGTCCATTCACCAGATCGGTTATTGATACCTACAGCAATGTTTTGTTCATACCCATCACCAAATTTGCTTGATAACGTATTAAAGCTCTGCGAACCTGAATTACCCTCTAAATCTTGGCACCAAGTGAATTTACGATTACTCATCTTTTTTTGACCACTCAACTTTCATACTAACCGGACTATCTTTAAAACGTTTTTTGCAACTTTCTAGATCCTTCGTATCTTGATCTGGTGCGAATAAACCTGCCCGCCTACTTTCACGAACTCCCCATTCTTTTAATTGCTTGTCCATTAAGTCAGCAATTTTAGTACTCTTAGATTCCTTTTGAAAAATGAGGGTGAATGACAATCCAAAGACGAAACCCGTTGCATATTCAATTAGATTAAAATCAATTAAATTTGCACTTATGTAGAAAACTACAGCAATCAATAAAGCAAACAGAAAAGTCATAATGTACTTTTTCACTTTTGTACTCCCATTAAAAAACCCACTCAAGAGAGTGGGTTTATTTGGTTTTAAGTGGTTAAACTTGGGTAATTAACGTCTCACAAGATTAAACAAGACACCGCCTTGACGGCTTTCTCGTCTAGCCCAAGCATCCATTGCATTATTCAGAGATTCAGCAATTTGCTTTTGCCCTTGTGTATTGACGCTTGCGGATCCATCAGCAAACGTAATTTGCTGACTAATTTGTACATTGCCATCACTAGCCCCGTTTTGACGATTATTTAAATAATTCGTCAAATCTTTGTTCTGTTGAGGGTTTAGTACACGTTCACCACCATCTAAAAGCCATGTACCTTCTTTGGGAATGTTATCAATACCATTATGAGCCATACCCGAGATAGTTTGACCCGCAATCATCCCAACATTTGCCATACCCATGCCTAAAACGAGATTTGCTGCTGTTTGTTTACTCACAACATCTAAATACCAATTACTTCCCATAATATCGCTATAGGCTTTAAAAGCATTTATTGTTGCAGATGCAATCGCAAATGATTGCTGTGCTAAAAACATTGCTTTATAGATACCAGACTGCTCACCTGCGGCATCTTTTACAATACCTGTCATGTCAGACCAGTAACCTGAGAGCTGACTTGTTAAGCTACCCAATTGATTCAGTTGTGCATCATAAAGAGATTTGTTTAGATCCATTTCATCTTGAGCATACTTTTTATCTAAGTCTGCTTTTGATTTCAAAAACTGTTCACGAGCAGCCAACAATTGAGAATTTCGCTCATTCTCATCGGCAATCAATTTGATACCAGATAACTGATCATTATAAGATTGATTTAAGCCCCCTGTATCTGTTGAATACTGGTTTTGCAAAGCCCATTTTTGAGCATTAATAGGATCTTGCCGTTCTAACAATGATTGTCTTGATATTTGCCCAGACTGAAAGACATTGTCAGAGGCTTGGTTTAACGCTCCAAAAATTGCGTAATCTTTAGATTTAGCAATCTCTTCACGTACACGTTTACTTAAGCTATAAGTTTGAAGTATCTCTTCGCGTTCACGTTGGTAACGCTTCACAACAATTTCAGTCTGGTTTAGATAACCCTCAAACGCCGACTGAATTTGTGCATCTTCTTCGCGTTTTACGGCAGCAATTTCAACTTGTTTTTGACGCTCAAGAGCAGCTTTAATCTCTAAAGCTTTTTTCGATTTCCCGTACTCATACTCGGCATTAGAGTCGATTAACTCTTTTTGTCGATCAAAGTTTTGTTCAATCTGCTTGATTCGATCAGTTTCAAAAGCAAAGTATTGGTTGTATTCATCCTTTTTATCAGATTCGAGCTTTGCAATCTGAGCAGCATATAAAGCATCCTCTTGAGCCAATTTTTCCTTTAACTGCGGTGTTCCCGCATAAGCCAATGTAATCTTTTCAACATTATCTTGATGCTCTTTTGCAAGTCGTTGCGCTTCAGTGAAATACCTTGCATCAACTTCTTTTTTTGCATCATCAATAAGTTTTTGAGACTCAGCAGCTTTGTTGATCAATTCAAGTTGATCTGCCTGAGTAGGCATTAGAATTGAATTGTCTATTGTAGACTTTCCTGAAACACCAGCGAACCATTTTTGGAAACCCGGTACGTAACCAGCAACCTCTTTGCGCTTGCTATCTGATAGACCACCTTTCAAATAGGTTCTTAAGCCACCTGCACCTGCATTGTAGGCCATTAAGGCTTTTGCACGATCACCAAAATCTTGGTAGTGTTTTTGCAAGTCTTTTGCCGCTGCTGTTGCAACTTCTTCAATCGAACTTTTGGCATTAAGACCATACTGTTTTCTAAACACGCTAGTAGTTTGAAAAAGACCCATTGCCCCAGTATGACTTTTTGCTCCAGCATTCGCCCCAGACTCTTGAAGAATCAAGGCTGCTAATGTTCCAGCAGGCAAACCATACAAACTTTCAATCTGAGCAAAATTATTTGCCTTAGCAATACCTTGTGCACGAGCAATTGCCTCTAACTCAGGTTTCCCAAAAGTATAGTTTTTGCGATTAAAGCTATTAAGTGCTGCATCAGCAACCGCTTTTGGCAATTTAATTTTATATGCATTTTCTTCATTGGTATTAGCTTGAGCATCAGCAAAAAATTCAGCCTTCTCTCTAGTCCAACCGCCTACACGCATATTTTCCTGAATATACTTCTCACGCAAAGCATCCTTGTTGGCTTGGGTAATGTAGTCTCGTTGAGCTTTAGTTAAATTCTTATATGCCTCCGTTGAAATGTTTAAGGCTTTAGCTTGTGCTTGCTGGGCCTTAGTTGTTTCATCGGTAACATTTTTAACTAATGCCTGAATTTCCTTTTGATGATTAATGGAGTTGTTGGCATCATTAATTTTTGAGTCTAATTCAGCAACAAACTTGAGTGTGCTTTCGCTTACTAGCCCCTGACTTTGTAACTGGGCAAATGCATTTTTTGCCTTGTCTCCACCCTCTTTTAAACTGTTCAAATAGTTCTGGATAGCTGTAAGCTGATTAACATCACCCTGAACTTTTAAATCATGTTCAAATTGTTCAAGGGCGGTAAAAAGGCTTTTTAGTTCTTTTGTTTGCTTTTCAATTTCATCATTAGCTTGAATACCTCTTATTGCAAGTTGTGACGCGGTAAGTTTTTTATACTTCTCTCGCAATTCATCCACTGATAGCCCTTGGTCGCTAAGAGCCTCTGTAGCATCCTTAGTCTGTTGAGTCATTAGATAATATGCGCCACCCGCTACAACCAACTGAGCAGCTAACATGCCTAATCCCGCTGGCCCACCAAGTAAAGCAAGAACACCCGTAGTTGCTCCCGCAGTTCTAGCAAAACTAAATAGCCCTACTTGCGCGCGTAATGCAAAAATAGCAGTCTGTCCTAGTTGATATGTTGCAACAACTAAAGCGGGAACAAATCTAGTTGCTATACCAGCAGACACAGCAATCGCAATGGCTTTTATTTCGCCCCAATTATCAATAACCATTTTGACTGCTGGAACTACATTATTTATTAGGCGATTTTCTAAGCCCTGCCATTGTAAATCCATCAGCATTAATTGTTTTTTAGCTTCCGAAAGATTCGCGGCTAATTCATCAGACATAATTGCGCCAGCTTTTTCAGCTGCATCGCCCCATTCTTTAAAACCTTTACCACCTTTTTCTAATAGTGGAATTAACAAAGAAGAATCAGAGATGATTGCTTCCATATAGAACTTCATATCATTCGTTGAAGCGCCAGCTTTTTCCAAAGAGTTGTAAAATAGCTGTAGTGCATCTGGTCCTGATAACTTCTGGAATTGTTGAATTGTTACACCGACTTTCGGAGCAATATTTTCAAAAAAGTCAGCTAAAGGACCACCGCCCGTTTGCTGAAAATCGCCAATACGATCTTGCATATCTTTCATTTTGTCAGCAAAGGACTCCATTGATATGCCCGCTGACTCTGCACCCTTTGCAAAATATTGAAAGTCCCTTACTGAAGCATTAGCAAGTTTTGAAAATTTCTGAATATCACTGCCTGTTTGGATTACTTTTTCGCTATAACTAACAAGGTTTGCAATTGAAAGCCCAGCAATAGCACCACCCAGCGCACTAACTGCAATAGCTGCAATATTTAAAGAATTAGCAATCCCTTGACTCGATGTTCGCGCCTGCCGTTCAGCTCTACTTAGTGGCTCTGAAAAACTAGCCGTCTGAACCACTAGATCCAGTGTTAATCTGCCAAGTGAATTTGTAGCCATTTCTTTTCTCCAGGCATAAAAAAACCCGACACTTGGTCGGGTTATGTGTAAGTCTATTTAATTGCTAATTTTCGATTTCATGTTTCTAGCAATGCTCATAAGATCATTACTTCGTGAAAATTTATAAAACTTTTCAAAGATTTCAGATAACTCAATCATATCTACTGGATAAAAGCGCTCTTCCAACCATCGGGTAATTATCTTCCCATTCTGGAAACTTACATAATAACTTTGCGGTTTATTAGTATCGCGATAGCTCATGTCATCTGCAATCTTCATAGCGGCTTCATATGCATATGGACATTTTAGAGCAGGATAGCGACTATTAAGGTTTTTTAAATATTCATCTAACTGAGCTACAACATCATGAGAATCATGCTTTTCAGGCTTAGCATTTAAATCCATGACTTCTAGATAGTGCTTAGCATCTTCAAAGTGAATAGCACGTAATTCACGGTAACTTGCTGAGTATTTAAAATGATTCTTTAAACGACTCCACATTTGAACAATTAAGTTCTTATTACCATTCGCTCGTGTATGAACAATGTTGTAGAGAACTCCTGCCTGCTCTGGTGAAATTGTTTGCTTACCATTTAATAGCCATTCCATAACAAGTGAATCGTAAGCACGAATTACCATTAAGTGGAATTTAGGGCTAATCCACATTGCATATGCATAAACTAGTTCCTTAACAACATATGTTCCTCTGTTGTCACCACCATTGATTACTTTTACAGCACTATGCAAATTTGCAGAGTGGTTCTCTGAAGAGGTCTGCAAATTTGCAGATGCCTCAATTTCTGCAATTAAATCTTTAGTTTGTTGGTTTCTTAAAAAGAAAGCTGGCTGGTGCTTTTGGTTGTGCCCACTTGCTTTATGAAGATCACCCAACATAAAACGACCTTCTTCATCTTGGCGAATCGTAAAGTCACCAATAACTAGAGGCTTATTGTTTGGGTTTAAAAAGTTTTGTGCTAAACTTGTCATAGGTTTAATTCCTTTGTGTGGGTTAAACAAAAAGCAGATTGATCTTGGCGGATGTCTGCTTTTTTCTTGTCTATCATTTTCATGATTCAGCTTCTTTTGATGCTCTCTTAACTAACCACTCTTCAATTATCATAGTAAGTTGAGCTGTTAGAGTTCTACGATCCTTTTGAGTTTCCTCCTTAAATCGCTCCAATGTATGTTCAGGTAAACGAAAGTTTACTTGAGGGTCTGATCTTGCCATTTCTACCTCCAAGAAATGTTAGCACAAGCTAACAATTGCTAACATAGCAAATCATTTTACCTTGTGTCAATATACTTGCTAACAAATGCTATCAAATGTTAGGTAATAAAATGTCTGAAGATGTTCAGTTTAATCTTAGGATACCTGCTGAGCTAAAACAGCAAATTGTTGAGGCAGCAAAAAAGAATAGTAGATCAATTAATGCAGAAGCTCAGTTAAGGCTTGAGAAAACATTTGAGCTTGATAACTTGCCAGAACCAACAAGTCCAAAAAATATAAATGACCCCGAAAAATTGGAAAAATGGGCGCAATCAATTCTTAAAGAATTATTAAAACTTAATGATCTTTCTGACCGTATTATAGAATTGGAAGAACAAATAGAATATTTTGAGAGATATCAAAATGAACAAGACAAAAGAATCGATGGATTAGAAGGTCATTATTAAAAAAAGCACCTTAGGGTGCTTTTTGTCATCTTTCGGTATGGTAATTCCCATCTTTTCCTAAAAATAAAATTTTGTACTCATTACCTACCACATCTGCTCCATATGAATTTTGTGCAGTGTACTCAATACTAATCTTAAGTAAAGCACCTTCTTGTTTTACAAATGCGCTTCTCGGACGAAAAGAGTATGGATTATTTAATCCAATTTTAGCTAAGTCAGAAATGAAATATAAATTGTGTGAGATATCCTTTTTAGAAAGTGGAACATTTATATTTTTATCTAAAATCGCAGTAATTGTAATTTTTGAGTTCTTACTTTCTCCATCTTTGAGTAAACCTTGATAGGTAGAATTTTTATAAATCAAATCCTTTGGGTTTGATTTTTTAAGATTTGCAGAAGCAATGCTAAAAAGTCTTTTATTTTCTTCAATTCTCTTTTCAATGGCTTGAGACTCTTCAACATTACTTTTATCTGTTTCATTAATTTCATTAAAATTTGAAAAAGTTAATGTTGATGTTAAATCTATTTTTTTAAAAATATCATTTGAGCTAAATGATGATTTTAATGCAGAAATTAGATTGGGTGTTTTATTGCCAATTATATAACTCTTCGATTCTTCATCTATTAAAGCCACAAGAATCTCTTTGTTTTTAGGATCAAATGCAACGAAACTCTTCAAATGCTGCCCAACAATTTTATTTTTATTTTGAGCATATTCGGCAGTTAAAATACCATTTGCGACATTATTCTTACCAATACAGCTATCAACATCAAAATCTGTTGACTTCATGCCTCCAAATTCCATTAGCTTGAAATCAAATGCCCCTTTGAAATTCGCATCATAAGCAAGTAAATTAAATCCTCTTAACTTGCAATCTTCCGAAGTTTTAATGGATGGAGTCGTATTTGCAATTGTTAAAACAGGTAGGCAAATCAAACCCAATAAAACAATTTTTTTCATAAACACACCGTTTTTTAAATTTTAATCAATTTAACAAAACGGCGTGTGAAAGTCACATAACCCGCACCAATACGAGTTAATCACTAGCTATTTTTTCAAGTGAATCAAATAATGATTCTTCTTCGGGTGGTTGCTCGTGAGGCATAAATGTATAAGGATCTACATTTGTACCTTCTTTAACTTTAAATCTTGTGTAATGAGTCATCCAGCTACCAAAACTTTGCTCTAAACGGCGACCAAAGAAAAGAGAGCCATACTTTTGACGGTAGGCTCTCCAATACATTAACTCTTTGTGAGAAAGCTTCTGTTCAGCTTCTTCTAAGGTATTTCCGCCGATTCCATTAATGACGAGTTCGATGAGGAATTCTCTGTCGTCAAGTTCTTCGTCCGAGACTTTCCCAAAAAATTATTAATTTCATCAGATACTGCAAAAAGCGCATTAACTAAACTAGGCTCAGCCTTGTAAATGTCATTCACATTTGAGAAAAATGGAGTTCCTTTTTGGTCGGAACAAATTGAGCCGAGCAATTGGGCTGCTTGCATTTGAGTTGAATCAATTGCCTTAACTTTTGAAGCTTCAAGGTCTTGATAATTAACATCCCACTCAATTGCTTTTGAGACTTCACGGCTTTCTTTGAAGTTCAATTTTTTTACAAAAACTTCAGCTTCAAGCTCCTCTATCTGGCCTAGTTCAAGATCTTGAATCCCTGTTAGTTCCTTAAGTGACTTAATATTGCATTCAGTCACTTCAACCTGCCATTTTACTGTCTTTAAAATCGGAGCATTTAAGGAATTAATACTTTTCTTTAGTGCTGTAGTTGAAATCTTAGCCATTATTGAGTCACCGTGCGTTTAGTACGAGTTACTTTCGATGTACGGACTAAGGTATATGAATAACCTAGAGCCGCATCAACTTCGATATCGTTTGGCGCTGCATCATTTACATAACCCTTAAATGATAGCCACATACGATCCTCTGGAAGATCAATTTCTTTAGTAGTAGCATTGTAAGTTGGAGGTGTTTTTGAATGACTTGAACCAATATACCATTCCAATTCCTGACCCGTTGCTGCCAAATCACCAAGTTTGTCATGACTTGCATTTTCATCGTCATAATCAATGTCAAATGAACCTTCACCCGGATCACGAATACCGCGCAAATACTTTTTGGATTCTGCTTCTAGGCAAGTCACGTCAATTTTCCCAAATGAGTCTTGACCGAAACCAATTTTTTTCATACAGACGAAACGAAAAACTTGCCCATCAATGACGGCAAATGCCTGTGTACCTTGTGTTTTAACATTAGCCATTAAGAGCGCTCCTTTTAGGCATAAAAAAAGCCACCGAAGTGGTGGCATTGGGGTTGTGAAAGTGGTCTATTGGAGCTGGAAGTTTGTCATTTCGGGTTGAAATACCATTTCCAGCTCTTTGATCTCGTTATCTAAAAATTGCTTTTCTTGCTTCCATGCATTCATATCTTTAGCTGAACAACTCACCTCCTGTTTTCTCTTTGCGCGATAACCAACTACATGGTTGTATCTAGCCCAATTTGATTGAAATACCTGTGTAAGTTGCTTTGTCATCCAGTTAAAGGCTTCAATAAACTGCTCTTTAATCGCATCGGCTTTTTCACCATTGAAGCCCATAACTAAAAACATCCATCCATCTTTAGTCATTTGATAGAACTTTCTAGGCTTTCCATTCTGTAACTTGTTGTTTTCAAAGCAAAGCGCAAAATTGCGTTCACGGAACTTCTGTGAGCACTTCATATTTTTTATTGATCTAAGTACATCAGAATGTCGTTTTTCAAATGCCTCAGCTACTGCATAGCTCGTGGTTTTGGCTTCGCCATTATCATTAATGACCATTGCCCGTAAATTCAATGTCGTCATCATGTTCATAAGATTTCCTCTTACTTGCTCATGTTCAAATAAAAGAACTGGCAGGCACACTGAACATGAAAAGTGTGCTTTTCGGGGATCAGCCTAGCCAGTGGTTGCCTGAGAGCAGGCATAAAAAAACCTGCCGCTAAGGACAGGTTTATTTAGAAGTAAATTTTTTAGCGGTTTACGATCCAGCTAACGTCAAATGAATAATGAGGCATTCCTGTTACTGGGTCCTTATCTGCTTCACCATATCGAACTACATAACAATCAAGTTCAATTGCAAAGCGAATTGCTTTCGCAACCTGATCAACAACATCCTCATCAGTTGCATATACATCAATTTGAATAATTGCATTATCTGAAACAGGACGTGAATCAAGGTTGCTATTTGAATCACCAGAAATTGTTTGCCATGTCACATATGGCGCTTGTGGCTCATCTGGAGCACTTCCAAACTTCCAGACTCGCAAAATTCCATCGCTTTCAAGTAGAGCCTTAACCGCTGGATCTGCTCTGGCTAATTTAAAAATTGGAACATCAATCATTAAGCTGCACCTAAAACCACGCTGAGTTCAAAATTAAACACTTGAACAAATTTATCGGTAACTTGTTCAATGTTTTCGTATAAAGCAGGGCGTAAAAACGGAGTAGCAGGCTGTTTACTTGTGCCTAACTCAAGGAATCGCCAGTAAAAGACTCGTCCGTCCGCTTGGTAAGTTTGACCAACACGCCCAGCACGTCTATTTTGAGCATTGTTTGTATATGGGATACGTGCACCACCACGCACTCCCACGCGCATAACCAAAGTGTTTTTATTTCTACTCCGGCCATTTTGAACCACAATTTCTTTCCAAATTTTTTCAGGAGTGGTGGGATCATCTAAACGTTTAACTTTTTGACGGGCTTCATCCCGAGCAATGTTCATTGCCTGCCGCATCGCTTTACGGGCAATACGTTTTACAGTCTTTTCATTACCAATTGCCCGCATTCGTCTTAATGCAGGCTCCAAGCCATGTATTTGAGTAGCCATAAATCACCCATTCCATGCTTTTTCGCCTGTAGATAAGTTGATGGTTAAATACTCACGGCGTGAGTCAGGATCTCGCATCGGGTTTCCATCAATCTTGTAATAGTACCCATCAAAAAGTACCCGCATTGTGCTATCAACTTGTTTTGTTGTGCTGCTATATCGCACCTTAGCACGGGCCTGTATCGAGCTATTGGCTGCTTTGGCCGCAATAACATCCCTTGTTGAAAGGTCGGTAACTTCTGCCCAAATTGTTGCAAAATTAGACCATGAGGTGATTAATTTACCTGTTTTTTGATCTTGGGTTTGAGTGGCTTTCTGAATTGTGATGCGGTGCTTCAATTTTGGAGTAATGCTGGGCATATTAGACCCCCATTTCTCTAATAGGCTGCAAAATATCCCAATATGCTTGAGGTTTTCCTTCTAGACTTCGGCTGTACTTATACTCAATAAATATCAACCGGGCATTATCTAACTTCTTGCAGTCCACAATGTCCGTTTCAGAAGTTCTTTCTGACTCATTTGAAATAATTTTTCGGTCGATGTCGATCGCTATTTCTTCATCGGCTTGAGCTATCCATTCAAGAAAAAGCACATCCTCATCATCGTGATCAACTCGACATTGCAACTTAGCTCGTTCGAGTGTGATCATTCTGATTTCACCTGTTTTGTGATTTTAACTGGCCTCTTTTCTTCTTGTGGTTCTGCCAAAACGCCTTTATCTAGCAAATGTTTTACTGTTGCTGGATCAGCCTCGCGAGTGTCACCAGTTTTATAAAACTGATCGCCAAAATGTTCACGCTTAACTTCATACTTCATTTCAATCTCCTAAAAGAAAGGGGCTTTCACCCCTATCCAATTAAGGTGTAACAACAGGTTTTAAGTCGCCATATACAAATGCCTCTGGACGATAAACAGCTAAAGCTAGACGTTCTTCGGCAAGGATTGTGACCAAGTTCTTAACAAAGTCATCTTCGTTCTCTGTTGCAACTTCAACACGTGATAACCAACGGTCGAAAATCTGAGCACCCATTGAGAATGCACCAGTCAAGAACTTACCTGCTGTGATTGCTTGAGTTTCTACAACTGGAAGGCCCCATAAAGTAGGGTTTAATGTACCTTGTGGATTACCAATAATGTATTGACCAGTTGTGTCTTTCAGAGTTTCAATGCTTGCCCAGTCAATCGGGTTAAGAACATGGCCACTTGCAGGATATTCAGCAAGAATCGCTTGGAGCATTGCATAACGCAAAGTATCAATGATCGTTTCTTGTGATGGTGTTACACCTGTAGGACGAACATAAGCAGTCGCTTGAGGAATAATCCCAAGTAAGTTCTGACCAGTACCGTCACCATTAAGAATTTGCTGCTCTTCTTTGAAAGCCAATCCATAACGCAAACGGCCATCAATGTATGACTGCAATTGTGAAGCATCATCAAGGATCTGACGCGAAGCTTTCATATAATGTGCGATAACTTTGGCAGTTGTACTTACAAGGTCAAACTTAAGGTCAGACTCAGGCTTTTTAGTTCCTTCAGCTACCATACCAGCGCCATTTGTAAAGCCAGTCTCACGCACGTATTCAAGTGCATTTCCATCCATACGGCCCTGCATTAGAAGGTCGCGAATTGTTAGCTTTCGGTCAGGTGGAGCAATAATCCCCGGAATTCGTGTAGTTTGGACCAAGTCGCCTGCTGCCCCTGCCGTATCCGTAGTTGCAGAGGTAATGGTGGCTTTAATTTCTAAGTTAGCTTTACCACGTTGACCTGCTGATCCAACGAGGGATTTAAATTGCTCAGATTCAACAAATTGACGTCCTAAAGATTTTTGCTCAGTAGGCTGGTCATTTGGTCGACGCGCCATTTTTTGCTCTAGCTCATCTAAACGAGCTTTAGTCTCATTACATTTGGTAATGGCTTCATCTGCTTTGTTTTTTGCATCTTCTGAAATTTTGTCGCCATGTTCACGCTTGCCTTTAAACTCTTCGGCAATACCCTTAACGGTGTCTACGTGTTTCTTAAACTCTTGAGCGAGTTGTTCTAGGTTTTGTTCAGACATTGCTGACTCCTTTTAAAATATTTAAAGCATTAGAAATTGATTTCGCTTCTTTGGTTTCTTCCTCTGACTCGCTCAGAAGAGAACGCAAGCCTTTGCTAGCGATTGCAGTAGCTTGGTTTTTTGAAAATCCTGACTCTCTCAAGAATTTTTCAAATTCTGGTAATGTTGGCAGTTCGCCATCATCTAATTTGGACTTAACGGAAGTGATGAGGCTGCGCTCATTTGCAGGCTGAGTGACAATCGAGATTTCGCTAAGGTCAACTTCAACCAATTCGCGAACGCCATTTGTCTGTTGATTAGCCTTTTTGGTTGAGTAGCCAATGCTTAGGCCGTCTATAGCGCCAGCCTTTAAAAGTGCATGAGTAGACTTGGCTCTTGGGACGTCATCTATAAGTAACTTGCCTTCAACATAAAGGCCTTTTTCGTCTTCATAGATGTTTGTGTAGACACCAATAGGTTCACTATCGTTATGGTTCCAAAGAACAGGCGGCATCTTATTTTTGGCGCGCCATTTGGCGATGGATGCTGTAAATGCACCCGGCAAAATTACGTCGTTATACCAATCAATATTTCCAAATACGGCACCATAGCCCGAAAAAAAACCGTCCTCTTGGACGGCTTTGATCTCTAAATTAAAACTTTTTCTAGTCATTGAGGATTCCCCTGATTTTCTCCAAGTGGCACCATCTGCATTTGTACCGTGAGTTTATCGGCCGCTGGATCTGTGGATGCTGGCAAATCCTCCAACTCTCGCGCTTCATTTCTCGTCATTAAACCGTTCTGCGTCATTTTTACGTAGAAATCACCACGCTTAGCTACGTCAGAGCGCAGCAAACCATCTACCGAGAATTTAGGACGGTATTTGTATTTGTCTTGAGGCAAAAGTAGCTTACGAGCGATTGTTTGCTCATAACGCACTAATTGAGGGTTAAGTGCATAAGTCAAAAATCCCTGATTTGTTTGCTCTAGGCTAGATGCCCATGAACTTGCCTTATTAGTGTGCCCAATTAGTTGAGGTGGAACCCCAAAAGCACGGCAGATTTCTTCAATACCGAAGTAACGAGACTCCAATAATTGAGCGTCCACTGGGTTAATACGGATGCTACTTGCGCCTGAAACCTTCATACCAGCTTCAAGCACCATGTACCTTCCTGCGTTTTCAGGTCGGCTAAACTCAGCTAAGTTATTACGCATTCGTTGGCGCTGTTCTTTTGTTAGCGTTTGCTCGCCTGTTTCAAGAAAGCCACCTACTTTTAAGCCATTTTTGAACCAATCTTGTGCTTGATTGTTTGCATCAAACTGCATGCCTATAGTTTGAGCAAAAAACTGAATAGCAGATAAACCAACAAGCCCATCAAGAGTAAAACCCTTAAAATGCAAGATTTGGTCTTCCGAATAGGTTGTTGTTTTCCCATTTTCAGTGTAATGAAACTCAATTGAGCCTGATTTGTTGCGCTTTACAATCATTTCACTTGGGAAAAGAGGCTCCAGCGCTATCACTTCACCATTTGAACGCCTTGTGATTAGGTTGTATGAGTTGCCCCACAAGTCTAAACAAGCGCTTTGTACCTGCCAAAACTCACTAGCACACATGTCAGCATTCGGCGAATCATGCAAAATTCGGTACAAATGATGATTGGTGGCTACTCGTTTTTCATTGTCATAGAGTTGTAGAGGCAAAGTAGATATTGTTTCAGCTCTAAGCTTCACACATGCCCATACAGCCGATAGTTTTAATGCTGTTTCTGGTGAAACTACAGCACCACCTGAAGACATATAACTATCAAATGGATATGAAGTATCACCTTTTTTCAATTGAGTTCTTCCAGTCAATCGTGACCAGAAACGAGACCAAAACCCCGTATCTTGTAAATCGCTCATGCTATCACGACGTCCTCTAAATAACCGTCAATATCAAAGTTTTTAGGCTCAGGATTCACACTCATTAGTGCTGTAGCATTTAGAGCAGCAATTAATGGATCGATTTTGGCTACGCCACTCTCCTGCTTACTGACCATAATGCCATTACCCTTCATGACAATACGTGCATTTCCAACCACCCAAGTCATCAATCCTAGACCTTGGTGCCATAATTCACGACCAGCTAGCTTTCTTTCTAAAGTCTGAAGATAGCCAGCTAACTTGTATCCTTGAGGAATACCAATGATTTGTTCTTGCGGTATTCCCGCATCAAGTAGACCATCCAATAACCCACCTATCATTAGTGGATCAAGTCCAACTTTGTCTAGCTTTCCGCTATCAAATACCTTTTTCGCAATTAATGAAATATCGGCAATATCATCACCTACTTTCTCATAAATCGTGAGGCTTCCTTCCCTTACAAAATCTAGCAACTTAGGAGCCTCTGACTTTCTCCTCTCTAGGACGATTTGGTGACACCATGCATGGACCCACAACATCCACTCTCTTGTGGTTTTATGCCTCCCCATGAGAGCAAACCCCAACAAATCATCCAATCCACCACCATCGCCAGCTAATTCCAATACATCAGACTGCTCAATGATCTCATCCAGAGTGATCTTTTTAGCCTGTTGATTCCAGAACTCTGCACCAGCCCATCGATTTGCACGTAAATTCATGCCAATCTCGATGTTTAAATGTTTGGCCAAGAAGTCTCTAAGAGATTCTTCACCAGCATCTTTAACTTTGTTAAATTCCGAAATCAGATATTCAAGATCAACCGAAGCACCCAAGTTTGGGTTTGTGATGTAGAAATTTTCAGGTTTTAAATGTTCGCCTGCTTCTACAAGATGCTTAGGGAATTCATAAATAAGTGGTAGAAAACTTTTATCAACTTTAATTCCGTCACGTACATCACGGGCATAATCCAAAAGCTGCTTGAATACACCGCATGGCACTTCATCCGACATAGTTGACAGATAAATTACACAACCTTCTGGTCGTGAAGTCAGACCACCTTTTGCCTCACGGAACATTGATTCCGCATTCGCACGCTTACCAAAGAGCCAGACCTCATCTATCAAAATGATTGAAGCTTTCTTACCTGCTGCTGCATTGGATTCTGCTGCAATAACTTTAAGTGTTGCTCCGGTACCTAGATGCGTAACTGTTTTTGTGTGCTCAGATACATTAAATCTTTCACTTAATTCTTCATCTGCGCGTATGAAATCCCGGATTGGATTAAATGAGTTATCAGCAACTTCTTTAGTAGGCGCAAGAATAATTAGTTCGGCAGATTGTCGATCATTAAGAATTAATGCAGTAAGCATAATGCCGGCGGCAATCGTAGATTTAGTATTCTTCTTCGAAATCAAAAGAAAGAATTCACGAATTAATCTGCGCTTTGTGCTTGGATCATATGCGCCAAAGATTGCACGAACAAACTCGATTACCCATTCCAATGTGACATCGCCCATCTTAGGGCTACCCATCACATCAACAAGAATTAACTCTTTAAAGATACGCTCCGCTACGTCAGCCACTTTGGGGAATAATGGCTTACACGGCATTAACGATTGTTTAGAAACAATACGGGTCGCCCAGTCTGGGCAAGCTGTAGTCCAGGTGAGTGACATTGAAGACATAATTTAGCTCATCAATTGATTATCTAAAGTTGCAAACTTTCCTGATTTACTACCTTCTCTTGCAGTTTCTGCTTTGGTTTCTTTCTTGCCCTTTTCGGCCACTTTGCCGTGGACGTATGGAAGGGCTGCTTTCGCTGCATTGAAGCGCAAGAACATGTCGTCACTTTTGTTCATGACATCGATTAGAAATTGAAGTGGGTCATCCTTTGCATAGTCGTCGTCATTCAAAGGATTGTCATATTCACCACTATTTTCAGTTTTAACTTTTGGTTTCTCAGGAGTTAAAGTTCGGCCTTCTTTTTCAGCCTTTAACTTTTCGATGTAGATAATAATTTCAGAATTATTTCTTAATTTTGAACCTTGCTGTGAAGCTGTCTTTTCTTCGTAACCTGCTGAAATAGCAGCTTCTTTGTTTGTGGCACCATCAACAATGGCGCGAGCAAACTTTTTCATTTTCTCGGTTAATGCCATTGGATCACCTTTAACTTTTGCTTTAACTTTTAATGAAAGGGGAAATTTTTTTATAAGTGAGATGGGGGGCGGTGTCCAACGGCGAAGGGCTTGGAACTTTTGACCTCCCCCCTGCCTGCTGTATTTTTGTGCATCATTATGGTGCTTCTTGAATATGGTCAAGAATCTTTTTCTTACCATCATCCTTCACATTAAAACTGATTAGATTGCCGCTTCGCATATACAACATAGCGTGATAGATGTATTGGTCGTAATCTTTCTTACCATTCCAATTGAAAACGGCGCCTTCAACTCCGTTAGGGTCAAAGTACACCTCAGCGCCTGTGGTCGAATCTCTCACAGAAACAAGTTGTGAAATCATTTATCAATCCTCGTCTAAATGCCTTTGAATTACTCACGGTTTTTTAAGTGGCTGTATTGGCTGTTTGATGGGACGACCCTTTTGACAAGGCATATAGCCACCATGCACACGTGTATAAAAGCAACCAACGCAGTTGCACTCACCAATAAAAGAAATGGTTATAGAGCCTGTAAAGATCATTGCCGGCTCTCCTGTAGGGTTTTCTTTTTATGGCATGGAACACAAAGAGATTGGAGGTTGGATTCATCATCCGTTCCACCTCTTGCCACATTGACAATATGGTCAAGCTCTAAATCTTTAGTGACAATGCCACAACATTGGCAGGTCCACTCATCACGTAAATGGATCTTAGCTTTAAGACGGCGCCACGGACGACCACCACGACCAGAACCCCAATTGTTTTGTTTAGGGTTCTTCTGGGTTTGTGCGGGTGCCTTTAGCGTCTGCAACTTGTTCTTGAATGTTTGGAGTTTCATTTAAGTTTACTCGCGCATCTACACCATTAAGTAAGTCAATGGATATCCAATCGATATCTAACCCCTTGCGTTGATACTCTTGGATCAACTTAACCAAATTAAGTTCCAGTTGCTTTCGCTGAACTTCTGGAGTTTCCAGTTCAAGCACAATGTAGGGTCTTTCATGCTTATTACCCAATTCATGAAAAGCCAATCGATTATTAATAATGCTCTTCGGAATCATCTTGCTCACCTTTTAGATCTGGTAGCGAATGAATAACACCATGGATATCTTTAACCTTTCCTGTTACTGGTGGAATGATTGTCGAATATCGAGGGTGACTTTTAAGATACTCAGTTAGAGTATCGTTCTTAGGTGGTTTTAAAACTCTCTCTTGTTTATCAACCAAGAAAGTCCCTTCCTTAGAAACATAGTCCACGCCATCAGTCCAAACACCCGTCTTTGGCGAACCATACTCTTGCTCAAGAAATGCTTTCTCATCTTGAAGTTTTTGCATCTCTTCCTTTATTTCAGCTAATCGGTTACTCGCCTCGTAGCGCTTAACCACCTCAAGATCAGCTAATACTGCATCAATTTGCTCTTGATTTTGTGGGTACACTTCAATGATAGCTTTCCACGGCGAATCAGCTTCTGCTACTAAAGTGATTTTGTGGACACATCGTAGGTACTCGCCGTTATCAAGCAATATTTTTGTACCCTGTGCTTTAGTAATGTTGGATTCATCCTTAGGTGGAATGACTGAAACTATTCTAGGCATCGTTATTAATCCTCATTTGCTCTATATCGAAATTCATAACATCACCCATCTAGTGATCCTGACCGTTGTGCCGGTTCACTATCTTCAAGCATTAATAGAACTTCGGATAACTGAGCAGATTGTTCTGCATTGATTTGGACGATCAAGCTATTCTGTTCAATCAGCTTATTGTTTTGCTCTATCAGTTTAAGCACCACATCTTGCAAATTTGAATCATTGCTCATTTTGATAACACCACTTAAGGTCATCCGGGATAATCAACATCACGCCCAAGTCTCTATGTGCATAGATGTTGATCTTATCCAGATATTTGGTGAATTCTTTAATGGTGGCCTTCTTGCTTTGCAGATGGTCTTTAATAAAGGTATTAACCAAAACTTGGTAATCCTTTTCAAGTTGACGGCGCTTAGGTCCATCGAATGCTTGAATAACATCTTTAAAGTTCTGCAAAGCCATGTACTTTTCTGCAGTCTCTTGCCGACCTTCAACATAGATCCGGGCAAGAAACTTTTTCTTAAAAAGTAAATGAAGGTCATCCTTTGAGTTACCGGTCTTTTGCTTGATCTGCTCAAGCCAAGCCCAGTAAAGCCGGTTTTGTGCGGCGCTTCTATCGTCTTCTTTCTGATTGATTCTAACGACTAAAGGTTTGCCTTCTGCGGCTGCTTTGGAGTGATTATTGTTCAGATAGTTAATTACCTGAACAATTCCTGAATAACTATTGATTGGGAATGTTGCTGGTTCCATATTCCCTCCAAAATTAATTCCCTCGAATTCGATGGAATTAATTCACTTTCAGATCAACATCAGGAATTATTGATTGTGGTTTAAAAGCTACCTTGTAGTGGTACGCGCTAACACCTTTACTTGTTAGTTGTTCAGAAAAATAAGTTACATTGTCAGATATACCTAATGAATGTTTCTTAAATTCAGACTCACCAGTTTTGCAGGTCACATCGACCTTGCGCTCACTGACAGCATCAAAAGAACACTTACCCTCAATTGTTAAAATGTATTCACCGGTGATCCCATTATAAAAAACCACTCTACGATCTAACTCAAAATTATCAGCCGCATACGACAAGTTCTTAGATGCAACTTGAGCATCACGAGAACAACCAACCATTGCCATTGTGCACATCAAGCCAATAGCCAAGAATTTTATTTTCATTGCTTTACCTTTCTATAGACACAAAAAAATAGCCTCTCGGCTCCGGATAAAACCCAATTAAACCCACCGCTTTTAATGGGTTTGTTTGGGTTATTTATAAGTCAAAATAAATCTTGTTCTGACTCAAGCATTGCGTTGGTTCGCTTAAGCCATTTATTAAATAAGTCTTCGCTTTCCTGTCTACTCCCTAGTTGATAAGTATCAAATAAATGATGGCAGGAAAAACACAAAGAAACAGTTTTAGAGTCGCAAGCCTTAATAGATCTGCCTTTACCGTCTTTGCTTGAATTAGAGTGCGCGGCTTGGCTTGGTGCTGGTGCACCACATCTCATGCATGGCAATTTGCGAACTTCGGCTAATCGTTTGGCGTCACGCATTTAACATGGACCGTAAATTATTAATCTTGTTTCTTAGTCGAATAATGATTCGATCTATGACAAGCATCTCTTCACGACTTAACCCAGTGCGTGACAAATTCTGATAGCGGCTTAGCTCTTCTGAGTATTTATCAAGATTCTTTTTCGCTTCAACAATATCTGTCATATACCCCCCGAAAAATAAAAGCCCCGCCAATATCTAGTATTTGGCAGGGCTTCATGCGCCGTAATACGTCCGGCAAACGATAAAACTAGTTTTTAGGTGCTCTAAGGATATTTAGAACTTTCTCAGACATATCATGTAAGTCAGATCCAATTGGCAGCCAGAAATGGAACACCGTATTGTCGCGGTTAAAAACTTGCTTGTAGTACTCAGTTTTAAAAGATGGGTCGATATCTGAAGCTTTAAGCAATCTTCCTTCTTTTTCTATCTTTTGCCCATCCAATTCACCACCAACACAGATATTCATTTTAAGTACCAGATTTTAATTAGACTGGACTATAGCACAAAATAAAAAAGCTCACCGATTGGCGAGCTCTTAAATTCATTCTGGCGATTACTTTACATTTCGCCCATTTTAGAAATCTTTATACTCAAGTGTATACCCAACTGTCAAGCACAAGTTTCTTGAGTATCAGGAAGTTCAAAACGAAATGAACGAGAAATACGCGATCTAATTTCATTTTCCCATTCTGCAACAATAGATTCTCCAAATAACTCAAACTTTTGATAGCTTTTTATGTAAGCAGTCTTAGTGGCAACAATTCCTGCAATTTTCATTTTTTCATTTAATGTATATGGACGCTTGCCAGTTCCATTACATTTTTCGCAAAACTTTGCCCCTTCAGAAAAACCTTTTGAATTAAAAGTTTCGAGTTTTCCTATTCCTTGGCATCCTCCACACATAGCCTTAACAAAAACATGGCCACGTAAAACAACCTCAGCAATTCCTTTTGCAAGATTAGTAAGATCACCTTGGGCATTAGTAGGGGTAAATTTTTTCTTTACCATTTCTTCATGAATCTTTACCGCTAATTTATTTCGCGCACGGAAAAAATCACCGGATTTAATCTCACCACGAACAAACTCGACTTTACCCGGTATATCTTCAATACGGCGCTCGGTTTGAAAATTAAAATCATACTTACTGTAAAAAGTTTCAGTCTGTTTTTGTGCTGGGGTAATTATTGCGATTCGCTCAAAATCAACCTTTTCAATCAAGACAGTGGCCCAAAGCTTTGCAGCTGGTGATAAAAGTGCTAATTCACCTAAAACAACATCTTTAGAAATTTTCTTACCTTCAGCTTTGCCTTGAGCAATAGCAAGGCGAAGTAACTCAATAAAATCAAACTTTTCAACCAACATAATCGCCTTCCTATTTACCCTTAATTAATAATTCAATTTGCTTTAATGCCATACCGGACTTAACTTGCTCTGTGCTGAACCGTAAAACTGTAAAACCCATCATTGCTGCGGAGTTGTATTTCTCCATATCCCCTATATAGCCTTTGCCCCTTGTATGGCGGCCTCCACTCCAGATCCCGCCTTCAACCTCAATCAAAATTTTTGTACCAGTAATCAGAAAATCAGCTCTCCATTTGCGTTTTGGATGGAACTTATATTCCTGTTCAAAACCGATCTTGCATGCTCTTAAATGCGTTGCCAGAACCATTTCACCCACACTTGGTTGTCTGGCAATTTGCTTTGCTGAACGCCGCTTTTTATTTTTCTTAATAGGAAATAACTTACGGTATTCAGCAATGCTGACTGATGACATCAAGCACCACCTTTCAGCAAATGGTCCAATTGATTAGCAAAGCAGTTATAAACTCGCGCTTTATCCTGATCACCAAAAAGGCTGGAAGAATGAGCATCTTGTTTATACTTCTGAGCCAGTTTTTCAATTGACTCACTTAGTTCAACCAGAGTGCTTTGCTTTTTACCGCTGAGTGGTTCAATTGAGCGTGATACGTGGTCAGCCATTTCTTTTTCCATCTGATCGAAGTAACTTTGACGTGCTAAATCTCTCGACTTGATTAGCTCTGGTGAAATAAGCTTTTCCATTTCACGGCGTTGCGCTTCAATCCATCTACTGTCCATTTTTTGCGCCCTCCGCATTAAACTTCTTCGCTTGGTCAAGTGCCTTTTCTAATTGAAGTAGCTCGTTGTAATCAGTGTTTGATAGCCCACTGCGGTTATATTTGCCTCGTAATTTTTCACAAAGAGTCTTAACTTCTGCAAAACCGCCGTAAGAATTTATTAACTCTTCAACTGCACAGTGTTGGCATTTACTCATGGCTGGCTCCTTTCTCATCAAGCTCTTTACGCGCCAACCACCACAAAACCACCGCACCGCAAAGTACTGCTGTTACACACGAAATGAGTAAGCCACAGCTTAAAATCTCGAATTTAGTCATGATCCTGCCCCACCAAAACGCAAGTCATCCCAGTCACATTCAACTACTGTCAAACCGTCATGTTGAAACCGAGACCATAAACGGTCCCCTAAGTTTTCCTTCAAACCTTGCGCCTTTTCTGTAGACTCAAGCGTCATGTTGGAAATTAAAACTGTCGGCTTTTTTTCGTCATAACGTGCATATAAAACTTTATGAACGAGCTGCAATCGACTCTCGTGTTGGTCGTGCAAACCATATTCATCCAATATCAATAAATCACAGTCCGTGAAGCGAAAAATTGCATTTGCTTCATTGTCATCTGGCTTTGTCCATGCAGTCGCAATTTCATTTGCCATGTCTTCTGAGGTGACGTAACGAACATAACTACGCTTGTCTAAAACGTTACGAGCAATAGCACATGCAAGATGGGTTTTGCCTGTTCCTGTACGCCCAACCATAATCAGATTGCGCTTCTTCCCTGAATTAAAATCTTGAACAAATTTATGGCAAGCAGCTTTAGCTTCTTTCTGCGGATCAATACTCACCACATAATTTTTAAATCCGCTTTCCTTGTGGCGCTCAGGAAGTTTTGCTCCGGCAAAATGTTTCTCGCGTACCATAAGGTTGACTTGGTGTGCGTGTTCAATTTGTGATTTCACATACGCTTCATTTGCACATGTTTGGCAAACTGGACGACCAATTAATAAAACCATTAACTCATTGTGTTTAGGGCAAAACTGATTAGTTTGTACCAGCTCAGTTTTGAATTGTTTGCTCAATGCATTCATAGCATCTCCCCTACATCGATATCATCTGTGGCTGGTGCATACTGTTTTGAATCACCCCAAGCACTGTTTACGTCTCTTGCTGGTGCAGTTTTCATTGGTGAGTTTTGTTTTTTAGGTCTTATCGACTTTGTGAATTCCTGAATTAACCAAGTTGCAAACTTTCGAGTTCGTTGGTTTTCAGTGAGATCAATTTTGTTTTCCCAGTGAGCATTGAAGTTGCCAAGATGAAATTCATAATTTGGCATTTCTAAAACCTGCTCTGCTTGTGCACCCACTTGTGAAGTCCTAAGCACATTCAGCAAAAGTTCACGATTTGGTTTCCAAGATTCTTCTTTCGCTGAAAAATTTTCAGCCGCGTTTTGTGTGTGAGTATTTTCTTGTTCTTGCTCCTGTTCCTGCTCCTGTTCCTGTTCCTGGCTTCGAAGGGGCTTTGAAGGGGCTTTGAAGGGGCTATCTATTTTGGCGTTTTCGCCACGCTTTTGAGTCATACAAAATGCTTGTGCATATTTATCGAAAAAGCTTGATAAATAAGGGCTTGACGGCAATGAGTCATACTCTTTTTGCACGTTCTTACAGCGGTTATCGGCTGGCTTTAATGACTCAGCTACTTGAAAACGTGCCATCTCGTGCACCCAGACTGTCTCCGTGGCTTCGTCATAGCTACAAAACCCCGCTTCACAGGCTCTTTGAAGCCCCTTAGAAGCCCCTTCAAAGCCCAAGCCAGTTTCATGAGCAATATATAGAAGGGGTATGTAATACAAGCCAAGCATGTTCGCGTGAGGGCTTGTCATTAAATACATAGCGACAATTAAGCCTTCAGGTGTTTGACGAAGTTTTTTCCCCGTAGCTCCCGTCCAGAAATGTGGTGAGACTTTCCCATAGTCACGCATGGTTATTTATCTCCTTTGAAGGGGGTTCGAAGGGGCTTTGAAGGGGTGATAATAATCATTACTTACCCCTTTCAAGCTTCACTAATCCGCGCATTTCCAACTGACGAATAATTCTTGGAGGAATAAATTCGTTGTTGATTTTGTAGCGAATACGAGACTTTTCTTTCACCTGAATTAGTTTGTGCCCATCCTCCATGAGACGGCGAACTGCTATAGCCTGCCCCCCCATATGGGTTAATTCTTCAAGTTGATAAAATCTTTCCTGAGCCTCAATTGCGGCATTCATAACTGAAAGTGGCATAGCTGCTAATTCTTTAGCCGAATAGATCTTTACTGGTTGTTCCAGTGGAATTACCACCTCTAGCGGTGTGGTGGAAACGGAAATATCCTGTTTTCTTTTTGCTGCATATCTCACTTTTCACCATCCTTTGGCTTAACATAGCCTCCAAAAGAATCAACCAAACACGCCTTGGTTAAGCTAGTTACAATCTGCTGTGCTAACCACTGCGTTATGCGAAATTGACGAGCCATAGCTTCTGAAAATTCAATCTTTGTTACCGCTGCATTATTTTCGTCATAACCTTTGTTACGTAAATTTTGCTTTTTCACCTCAAATAGGTGCCCAAGTACTCGCAATGCAGGCTCATAGAAAGATTGGATTTCACTTTGCTGGCGAGAATCTTTGATTTGCTGTGTAAAGCTGTTCATGACACCTCCGCTAATGCTTGCTCAGCTTTTGTTAGGCGGCGTTTGGCATTAAGTTCTGCAACTGTTGCTGTGCGGATTTCTTTTGACGAAACTAAAATCAAATGATTCTCTGATTTGATGATCCATAAACTAGTCAAGTTTTTGTTTTTAACTTCAAACAAATCATTTGATTTAAAAGTGCGGCACTCTTCAGTAAGTACAACAACGTCACCAGATAGAAATTCTGGTAAGTTGTAATTAGCCGATTGATTTGCTAAATTGTTTTGCATATTCGATTCCTCTAGCAAGTAATTGAATTAACTAGCCTGATGGACCAGATCAGGCTTTTTCTTTCTTTACCTTAGAAATATAAGTTGCAGCTTCCGACTTAAGCGCCTCTCGAAGTTGGCGAATGTGGTTTTCCATTTCTTCTAAGATTTCTTCTGTATCTGCTAATTCCGCAGGTGTAACAACTCCATCCTCTAAAACTTTGTGGACCTGTTGATTGGTTTGGCCATTGTTAATATTTATATGTAGCAAGGTTTCAACAATGCTGACTTCATGGCCTTTCTCATCCACTTGATTAGCTGGCACTAGAACATAACCAAGCATGTGTGCCCATGCCTTAACTAAAGCTGGGTTGCGTGTAAACTGAATCATTGCCTCAAGTTTTTTGATACTTGGGAAATGCGTTTCCATATTTGGGTTTGCGTAGTTAAGAACGCTCTTGTATGAATCGCCTAGAACGTCTGCAATTTCTTGCGGTGAAATACCTTGCGATTGGTGAACAATTTTGTAAATTGCCGTTTTAGCCTCTGGGCTTAAGTGAATTTCACTCATATGTGAATACCTCTTTAAATTTCACGTATACGCACATAAGGCGTAAGTGAATAATTGTTCCTATGCGGTACGCTTGGGTTTTGTGCTACGTCTTACATATTCAAAGTCAGCATTTGGGCATAATTCATCGCAGCTAACTTTTCCGTGGCTTTCTCGGTCTAAGGCAATTGCCAAAGTTGCGCTACAAAAACGAAATTTGTTTACGACTAGACGCAAATATCCAAGAGTTGATCCGCATTTTTTTGCAAACTTCTCTTTAGCTTCTTTGTTAGGCAAAGAATTAAGGTAATCAGCAAGTGATTTGGTTGATACTTCCACTTCCATTGATAAACCTATTGATAATTAATTTATCACTTGAGTTTATCTTTTGATAATTTTAATTGCAATAGGATAATTAGTAAAATTTATCCCTTATTGTTATCATTTGATAATTAGTTGGCTTATGAATGTTGTGTCCATGAATCTTAAAGAAATACGTCGTAAGAACTTGCGTAAGCTAATTGACCAGTTACTTTCTGACAAAATTTACGAGCGTCAAGAAGACTTCGCGGTTGCTGTAGGCATCGACAAAACCTATCTCTCTCAAATGCTTATGGAGCCTGATCAAAAAGGTTCACGAGGTGTTAGTGAGGCGAAAGCACGGCAGATTGAAAAAGAGTTAAATTTAGAGGCAAATTTTCTCGACCTACTTGATGAATCAAGTCCGTTTGGTAAAAGTAAAATTGAGAATGGTGTTATTCGACCTGCTTCAAACCTTGATAATTCAGGTGACTATGTAATTATTCCGATGTATGACATTAAAGCTGCATGTGGTAATGGCTATACAAATGAAGATGAATTAATTAAAGGCGGGTTGGTCTTTAAAGAAAGCTTTATCCGTAAATGTGGACTTTCCTTAAGCCATGAAGATACAGGAATTATTACCGGTGATGGTAGAAGTATGGAGCCAACTATCAATCATACGGATGCTATTCTTACAGACCTACGAGTAAAAACGATTGATCAAGTAATTAGTGATAAAATTTATGCTTTTGTTGCAAATAAAGAGTTGAGAATAAAAAGACTTTTTAGAAAAACCAACGGCGGCTTAAGAATTGTTAGTGATAATCCCGACAAAGAAACCTTTCCAGATGAGCATATTGAAAAGGAAGATTTAGATGCCATTCAAATTAAAGGTTTAGTACGCTGGAGATGTGGAGAAGTATAAAAAATATAAAAAATTACATTATCAGCCTGATAAATTATCAGGCTTTTTTATTGCCTTAATAATCATGCAATTATCAAAAATGATAAATTAATTTATCAATTGCTATTGCTAAGTAAATTATCTTTTGATAATTTTATCTCGTAGACAACAAAAAAGCACACCGAACCTCCTACCTCTCGATGTGCTTTTGCAAACTGCGAGATCAATTATGAACGTAAAAGTAAACTCATTCAACTCATTTGCATTTGTCAGCATGGCTGCACTTGCAATCTCTGGTGGTTCTTTAGTTGCTTGCCAATTGCAGCCAGCTTTCCAAACAAAAGAAGCTCCTTCTCTATTTACTCCAAAAACGCAACCAAGTACTTACGGGGTTTTAACCGCAAAAATCACAGGTAAACATTCTGGCGTTGCTGTAATTAAATTAGATAGCTTCCGTTTAAACGTTAGCTTTGATTTTGAAGCTCATCCAGACAGCTACGGCGTTCCGGGTTCTGAATTCACCGCTGTCGATATTACCCAACTCACTGTGAATGAAATCACTGACATTAACGGTAAGTCATATAACGATTTCACCGAATTTGAAGACATCCGCAACATCAATGACCTTCTAAAAGGCTTCATCGAACGTAACAAGTTGGTGGAGGCTTAAAGATGACTCATTTCAAAAAGCACCCCGACGGCTACAAGTCATTTTTAGGCCGTGATGATAAGGGCCTCTACTCTGTTCGTATTGGCTGGCAAGTGTACGCATCTAATGCTAATGGCTCAGTTCTTTACAAAGTTAAAGACGGATTTAAGACGCCTTTAAATGTGTTCAGGTTCCAAACTGACTATCCAAAAGTTTGGAATGAACTCACACAAGAAATTGATTTCCAACGCAGAAAGCAGCTCGCAATAAAACTGCGTGAAACAAACATCCCTACTTATGACCGCAAAGCTTATAAAACTAAGCGCGGCTTCACTGGCTCAAGATGAGGATAAGAAAAATGACAACTGAAAACTCAAAAGACAACTTACATATCTGGAATGCAGTTAAGCAAACGCCTACCAATTTTCTTAAAAAAATTGAGTTTGGTTATTTAAAAGGTAAATCAGATATTAACCCTCAATGGCGATTAATGGCTATGACTCAGGCCTTTGGACCTGTTGGTCATGGCTGGACTTATAGACATGTACGTTTATGGTCTGAAACTGCTCCAGATGGAACCATTATGGCTTTTGCTGAAGTAGCAGTAAAAACCAAGATTGATGGTGTTTGGGGTGAGGAATTTTTCGGCAACGGCGGTTCAGCAATTGTTGAAGTTCAAAAGGGCAAATTAGTAGCGATTGATGAAGGTTATAAAAAGGCCGTTACTGATGCTCTTGGTGTAGCGTTTAAAGCTATTGGTGTGGCAGCTGATGTTTACCTCGGTAACTTTGATGGAAGTAAATATCTATATAACTATGACTATGCATATCTAGAGCAAAATGCCTCAACCCCAGCAGGTCAAAATTCAAACCAGAATAACCAGACAACTGCTCAGAGTGGTAACCAGAAGCCACCTCGTACTCAGGATCAACTATATCAAGATGCTTTAAAAGCAATTAAAGATGCTCCAGACACTAACATTTTAAATGCTGCCATTAAGAAGTTTAAAGGTACTACGTATGAGGCAGGTATCAATAGAGCATGCCAAGCACGTGCCGATCAGATGGGTTGGGCGCCTAAAAACAATCCTCAGCAAGTTCAACAACAACAGTCGTTACATCACTAAAAGGAGAGCTATTTATGTCTAACTTACTAACTGCAGCTGAAGCATTTGCAGCTCTTCAAAAAGGTAAAACTGTTCTATGTCGTCCTATTGGAGACATGTTGGACTTTTCTGACTTAGATCAGTTCCCTGCTTCTGTTTTTGGCAAACCGGGTTTTGAATTCTGCATCAAAATCGAAACTATTGAACTGGCTGGTATTACATTCACAAAGCCATTAACTATTGATGAGTATGAAGACGGTCAGGAAGTTTTTGTAATCAGTACATATTCACCTACGGTCTATGTTTTAGATTTCAAAACTAACGCATTAATTGATTCTATTAACAGTGGCTTCGTTCAACGTGATGCAGAAAACGCCAAGCTTCAATTAAAAGCTTTTTCAAAAGCACTCGGTATTGAAATCAACAATGATTTAAGTGTTATTCGTCTTGGTGAGGAACCTAAAAAACAGAGAGGCAAAAAATCAAAAGCTGAAAAGCCTAGTGAAGTTATTTCTGCAGAAACTCAACCAACAATTGTTATTACCGAACAAACAAATGTCATCACATCTGAAGATCTGTTAGTTCCAGAAACTAACGAGCCTAAAGTAGATCCTGAATATCAGAAGGCATTAGATGCTCTTCTACAGCGTGTAAAAGAGTCAAAAACACCTGCAGAAGTAAATGCGGTTTATCGTTATACCCGCACATGGGATGACGAACAAATGAAGCCTATCCTTCTCGCCACTCACAAACGTCTTGAAGAGCTAGAAAAAGAAAAGGCATCTGCTAATGAGCCACCTTCACTAATGGTTCAGATCCAAACTGCACCGGACCTTACAACGTTAGATGCTTTGGAAATAGATGTGGCTGCACGAGATCCACAGATTCAATCACGACTCATGGATTTTGTTAAGAAACGCCGCTTTGAATTAGAAAATGCGGCATCAAACGAACCAGATTATTTACTGGAGGAACCTTTCTAATGTCGAAACAAATTACTCCAGAGTTTCTTTTCGAGCCAAAGCTGCTACCAATGCAGCTTTTCGAAAAGTTCATTGTGTTCAACGTAAATGCTGGGTATCGCGGGAAAGGTACACCGCTCGGCGTGAACTTGATTAAAGGTAATAAAGCCACCCTTTCAGTAAGCAACGAAGGTGTGATGAACAAAGCAGCTCAAGAGCGATACAAGCTAATGCTTTTGAAATATTTCAAAGAAGGTCGCTCTGCAATGGATGAGCTGGATCATGAAGTTAAACGTATTTATAGAATGGTGGCGTGAATGATTGATTTGAATAAGGAAAGAGAGGCGCTTGTAGCTCAAATTGAAGAGTTTAAAAAAGATGCTATGGAGTTATGGTTTGTTCCAGACCTAGCCAAATCGTATAAGAACATGGATATGTTTATCTACTCCATCGTTGAAAATAATAAAGTCTTCTTTATGCGTGAACAGGCTCGACAATTATGGAGTTTTTGGAATAAAGCCAAAGCTCAGGCGGTGCCAGTATGGATTTCAGTTGATGATCACATGCCTGAGTCATTACGAAATGTGCTTGTTTTGTTAGATGCAAACCCAGCTAAAAACCAAAACCAAATGGTGGCTCATTTCATTCCTAAGTTCACTGAAGAGTATCACGGTGATGATGATTGGTATGACTATGACGAAGATCGCGGCTGCGGTTATGTCAAAGAAGGATGGTATGCAAATACGGCTTACATTGGTGATGAGTATTCTAGTTATTTTATTGAGGAAAAAGTAACTCATTGGAAGTCACTAAAAGAAGCAAGCGAATCGGGAGCTGAACAATGAGCATAACTCTTAATGGTCACCAATTAAAAAGCCTTCTCGAATTTGTAAATCCAGATGGTGAAAATGATTTAGATCAACTTGAAACTGAACTAACTATTAAATTTTTTGAAGATGGGCACAGTGGCAAAGGCTATTACTTTTGGATGACCGAATATCCAGAGGAAGGCAGCATGTTGTTGGATGTTGAATCGGGAGCTGAGGAATGAGTGAATTTAATTCTATCAAAGTTCGTTTAAAGCTCTCTATTGGCTTTGTTATAGGGAACCAAGAAGAGGATTTATTGCTAAGTGACTACATTTCAGAAGAAGAATGGAATGCGCTAGGCTTCTTTGAAAAGCAAGAATTTGTTGAAAAGGAAATCTTAAACGAATGGGCTAATGGGTACATTGAAAAAAGCGCCGAGGTGTTGGAATGAATGGTCTCGATTTTGAGCAACTTTATCTAATGGCTCTCATGAATAGTAAAAAGCCAAAGTACGTTTTGAATTGGGTTCATGTATCCAGACATGGGCCAGGTGCGACAAAAGCTACAGAAATTTGTGAATATTTTGGGATAGATCCAGAAGGCACTGATTTTAGAAAAGCGGAAAGTAAGGAGGGGTGAAATGACTGCAATAGCGAATATTGGTAGTAACTTTGTTGTAGCGTTACCACCATCAGAAATTTGGCTTAATGATTTACAAGCGGCAGAATATTTAGGCTATAAAGATGTTCACTTTAAGGCAGCAGTTTGCTGCCAACCAAACTTCCCGAAACCACGCTTTGTTATTAATTGTGGTCAAGGGAGACGTTGGAATTTGGCAGAAATTTCAAACTGGTTAAAAGAACGGTCTGATGATGAACCTAAAAGAGGACGACCACGCAAACGGGGCTAATCTAGCCTCGTTGCAATTTCGCTTGCAGTAGCATTGTAGTAAATCATTAAGCTTCTTAAATCTTTATGCCCAATCATTCTAGCTAAGTCTAAAACTTCTAATTTCCTTGCAAGTCGTGTACATGCTTCATGCCGGGTATCATGAAAGTGCAAGTCAGTAATTTGACATCTATCTCGTAATTTACGCCATAGCGTATCAAAGCTTTGAGAATTACAAGTAAACACCTGTTTTCTATCTAAGCCTTTTAATAATGTCAGCAATTCAACTGCTCGTTTAGATAAAGGTACATTTCGTTTAGTACCGTTCTTTGTTTCAGTCAAAACAAGATATCTATCTTTTAAATAAACGCGATCCCAAGTTAAGCCAACAATCTCACCAGCACGCATTGCTGTTTCAATTGCAAAGAGAAAGGCAATTATAATTTGCTGAGTTGAATTTACTGGGACATTGTTATCCCAATTTGCTGCAAGACATAATCTATCAATTTCATCCTGAGCAATTCGTCTATCACGGTGCTTTGATGGTGGGGGTAAAGTCAAGTCGGCCATTGGGGACTCTTTAATCCACTTCCATTCTTTTCGGGCAACAGTAAATAAAGAAGCCAAGATATTAGCTTCACGACGAACTGTAGCGCCCTGCACTTCTTTTAACCGGGAGTCGCGCCATTGAACTAAATCATCTGTAGTGACTTTGGCTAATTGTTTTTGACATAACTTTTTATACTCACGTTTAAAGAAAGCCATTCGTTTGACTTCATTTTCATGAGTTTTCTTTTTTATGCTTACTTCATTTAAATAGCGTTCTATAGCTTCTAAAAATGAATGGTCAGGAAGTTTACCATGCGATTGTTCGCGTAATTGAGTCTCACGTTTTGAGGCCCAAGCTCTTGCTTGTGCTTTTGTATCAAAGGTTGCACTTTCGCGAATTCCGTTTACACTTATCTCGGCTCGCCATGTATCGTTGCGTTGTCTAAATGAAGCCAT